ATACGGAATTGACCAAGAGCGGTGCCGGGCGTTCCACTATGATATTGGAAACCACGAACCCTTGCTGTACCAATCTCTGAACCTTGTGCGCCCTGTGCGCCTAGGTTTTTACCAGAGATACCCTTTTGGCCAGCATCACGCAAAGATACTTGACGTAGACCTTGGAAGTCCCAAGTACCGACAACCTCTTTTGCAATGATATAGTTACCGAAACCTTGAGAAAGAACCCTACCATCTTTTGTTTCAAAGTCTGTTGCTTTGTCAACGTCGATGTAAAGTGGGTTGATAAGTTCAACACGATTACCATTTACATATCCAGCACCCTTCTCAATCTCTGCAACAAGTTTGAGATAATTACCATCTGAGTAACGACCAAGGTTTGTACCAGACTTCAGATGTTCACGAACACGAGTATTGAAAGGATTGATTGCATAGTTACCATTTGTTTCAAATGTTCTGTCAGCAATATATTTACCCAAGTCTGAGTAAACAGTATCTGTATTCTTCTTAGTGATGATACCATCAGTAACTTCAGCAAGTGTTACGAATGTTGTTGTATTTGCTGAACCAATAGGTCGTGATACAAGTGTAGGAGTAATCTTTAGTCGATCTGCGCCCGGTGCTGCAAAGTTTGTTGCACCAGATGCATTATCAAGTAGAGAACTGTCTTGATTTGAATCAATAAGTTCTTCCTTAGATTCAAATCCAATTTGTACAGTTGGTTTATTATTGAACTTATTGACAATGATACTCTGAGGAGCAATGCGAATGAAGTTACCCTTATGATAAAGGATACCATCACCAACAGTTGCTCTGTAACCTTTACCTGTCGAACTAGAAGTAATCGTGTTAGCAGCAACGATAAATGCGTTACCATTACGATTACGGACAACTAGAGATTCATTATCAGAGAATGTTCTTGTTGTATTGTTAGAACCAGCATTTGTGTACTGAACAAAAATAGAGAAGAAATTTGGAGTAGCAGCTTCAGAACCCTCTTTTGCATCAATCAACTGTGCGGTCATACCAGAAGTAGAACCTGTTACTGTAGCATTAGCGACAGCACCACCAGAGAAGAAATCTGAAAGTAGAATAACTCTGTTATTTGCATCTCTATCGCGGAGTTTTACAAATTCAACAGATTCTGTTTTTATTGGTGATCCAGTGACAATTGTTCCATCAACTAGAATTTCATCAGCAAATCTTTCAACCTGATTTTGAAGGATTGATTGTAGCTGTGTTAGTTCTCTTGCTTGTACAGCAAAGCCTGGCCGAAACAGCACACGATGAAAGTTTTTGCTATCTGCGAAATCGTCAAAATATGGACTTTGATTTAGATTGGTTTCAATTGTCATTTATTTTACCTTTAGAAATCCAGAATGATTTTAATATCTTCTGTTTGATCTACATCCCTTGTAACTTTTTGAACATTCTCTGTGTAGATAAACTCTCCTGAGAACGTATTAGCTTCTGGGCCCTTTATCGATGAGATTGTAGCAATTTTTGTTGCGCTACCCCTTTTCAAGATGACATCATCATTTGTAAAAGGAACCCTGTTACTAAAACTCTGTACATTATTTATATAAACATTATAGAAGGATGTATCAGATTCTGTCTCATCCCTCTTCACAAATACAACATCACCATTAGCACCAAAGGTCGCATTATTAGCTGCTTGGTTTGTCCTGATAATTGGATTCAATTCTGTAACAAAACCTAGTGTACCAAGTTCAGCAAGAAGTCTCATTCTTTCGTTAGTGAGTGTCTCTTCAGCAACGATAGCATTAACAGGATTAGCACCATCCATTTGCTGATACGAAACAAGCATTCTGGTTGTAAGTCTTAGTGTGCTTGGACTATTAGATGTGTTAGCAACATGCTCTGTTGACAGAAAGTTGTTGTTTGAATCGCACTTTAGAATAGGGTCTTTCAGAATACTGATCGTGCGGAAGTCTGTGTTTGCTGGAATGTAACCATTACCATTAGCAGAAACTCCTTCAGAACCATCAAACTGAACATTTAGTAGAACCTTATCTGCACCAAGTTCACGAATGGGATCATTACCGTGTCCACCTACTGGAGAGATGATGACATTCGCAGTAGCACCAGAACCGTGAATAGCATTAGCAGTGACGAATGCATCTGCTTCAGAATATAAACTTCCAACACTAATCACATGAATATTAGAGACTTGTCCTGATGTGTTGATTTCAGAGTAAGCAAGCGCACCTTGGCCATCACCACGAATTGTGACAGTTGGTGATACGATAACTCTAGAGTCTGTATTCGCAATTGTAGAAAATGCGGAGTTAACAGTGAATGTCTTTGTTGAACCAGAATAATCGATAACCCTACGGATTTGGCCTGCACCAGTTCCAGTATTAATATACAGACTAGAACCATTATAGAAGTTGTCAACAGCAGATGGTGGATTGTCACCAGAAGCAGAAAGTCTTACCGTCGTTGTTGTTGCAGATTCTACAGCACCATTTGAAATTTGGTGATAACCTGTTCCCACTTGAACTGTTTCAATGATATCAATAGAACCATTTACTGATGCATTCTGAACAGCTACTTGTCTATCACCTTCAACTGATCCATCTGTAGTAGATAAAGTCTTAACAGGCATATGTGATGTTGTTAAGAATTTATCTGCGTCACCCAATGAAATGGTATACATATACTTCCATGTATATCCATCTGCTAGAGTAAATGGTAGAGTTGAAAAGTCTGCTGGCTTTACTGTTGATGTAGCACCTTTGTTATTGTATAGACACTTATATACATTATTTTCATCTGTCATAACATAAAAATCACGAGCAAAAAGATTTGTATCAGTGTCACGATATTGTGCATATACTCTACCAGATACCCAATCATGTCTAGGTACAACATGACTTACATCGCCGGTAGTGATTTTTCTACCGCCAATAGCCTGTTTCCACAGTTCTCTTTGCTTATTCTTATCAGTTTCAATTGCTGCTTCAGCAACAGGCTCTTGTGTAAAAGGAAGCTGTCTGCCTAGAACAGCATAAAGGATATTAGAGTGTTTCGCCGATCTTCCATCCTCATGCGACAAAGACTCAATAAAAGCCTTTGCATTCATTACACTCAATTCTTTGCTAGTATATGAGGCCATTATGCAATATTCCCTGTGTAATAGTAAGCATTAGCACCAGACACATTTGTTAATGTCCAGTTAGCAACTAGATTTGCGCTTGTTGCACTATTTACTTTATTTAGTGTTACTGTTCTAAATACATTATCAGCAGTTTCAATGACAATATTATCATTGTTTGCAAACTCTGATGTCAAAGATGTAGATGTACCGACAATATCAAATGTATTCGCATAGTAAATATTTGCAGAAGTTACATTACCGTATAGCCAGTTTGAAGTCATGTTTGCTGAAGTTGTGTTACTTGTTATATTTAGTCGAACTTCAAAGAACTTGTTGTGAGAAGATTCAATTAGTGCAGAAGAACCGTTAGCAAATTGGCCAGACAGATTAGTTCCTGCTCCAGTAATTGTAACAGAGTTGTTTGAAAGAGACACGGTTCCAGTCGCTGCTGTTTTTGCAATAGCGATTGTTCCATTTGACAATGCACGTTTTCTATTCACCTTAGATACTGCGACATTGACATCAACATTGGATGCAGTCTTAAATCTACCAAACAATGCTTGACCTGCTGGATGAACAAGTCTGTTCGCAATGTCTCTATATCTTCCTAGTGAAATAGCAGCCTGAACTTCATACGAAAACTCCTGATAGAATCTACTATCTTGAATGAAACCTCTCTTTGAGGAGACATGACTTCGTGTAGAAGCATAGTAGCCTTCAGCGTTACCAACATTAGCAAGCGTAAGTCTGATCTGTGCTTGCAATGCATCAGGGTGTGTAGTCTCTTTTAGATTCACCACTTCATTCTGCTTGTGACTGAAACCAGAGTCAGCAACTCTCAATGCAGTAATCGTTCCATTAGCACCAACAGTTGAACTGATATTTGCATTCTGTCCTAATACACCCTCATCTTGAATGCTTACAATTTTAGCAAGGCCCGGATTGCGAGGTGCATTTTCAAGGGTAGTTTGTGAAGCAGATGTAAAGAAGGAGACATCAACAAATTGATTATTACCAAAAAATACATTGCCTGGTGCGCGTTGAAGTTGATCCTGCCAGACACGAATAACGGTTTCGTATGTTCCATTAGAGAATGCTCTAGACGAAACTCTTTGCTTGACATCACCAGAAGCACCAGTATTAGACTGACTGATTCTATCATTTGTGTCAATTACAGTGATACTTGAGTTACCTGTCAAAAAGTTTACATTATCGTGATGCAAAGTTAGATATTGTTCACCAATACCAAGTGCTGCTACAGGGGGATCAATTACACTGACGGTAGGTGCTACAGAGAAACCTGTACCACCCACACGATTTGAAATCTCTGAAATAGTTCCGATAGTCGCTGATTGGAATATGAAAGCATCACTCAATTTTGTGTGAATGTTTTCTATCTGAGAGTTAGATGTAGTTGATACTACGTTACCTACTGTTGTGTTTGCGCCTACTATACGCAGTCCTTCATTTTCAATAAATGCTCTCATTGGGCCCGCATCAAACTGCGAGGTTAGGTTTGCTGTCGTATTAGATGTAACTTGAACTGTAACCAGATGTCTGTCGTCTGCACCACCAACTCCACGGGTGTAGCCGTTAGCTACTGTAGAGATAACTTTCTTTACTACACCAAATGCATTCGATGTGCGACCTACGACTTCGTTACCTTCAGATACGACTTGGCCAGCGGTGTTACCAAGTTGTAGCACATGATAACCAATTGTGTTTGCGCTAAATGCAGATACTGTACCTACAGTAGTACCAGATGCAGTTGCTTTTCTTACATGTTCACTTCCAGTGAAGTTTTTGTAACCGTCTACAGCAAGTACAATGTTTGTGCTGTTGTATGCGCGTCTTACAGCCGTTACAGTGGCGTTTGCGCCGGAAGTTACACCAAATAGACTATCTCCAGTGGTGACAGTAGGATCAGAGGTATTCGCTAGAACTATAACTGCGTTTGCATTCGATTTAAAGTTTATCCCTTGTGTCAGAGTCTGGCCAGTTTCGCGGAAACCATAATCGGGAGATGATAGTAGCGTATTGGAAAACTTATCCATTCTCCCCACACCAGCAATGGTTGGTGCAAGAATACCAAATACATTATTGCTTCCAATCAAGTCTGTATTCAAAGATATAGCAAATGTATCTATCAAGTCATCTCTTGCAATATTGAAACTTGCAGGAGATGATCCATCACCACCAGTAATATTTACTTGAGTTGTATCATTGATACTAGAAGAATAACCCGAACCACCATCAAGAATAGAGAATGTGATAGCACCATTCAAGTCCACAACTCTGGTGACAACGACTTTACCAAACTTACCCTTGTCGCTTGAGATAATGTCAACAACATCGCCGGGATTGTATCTAGAACCACCAGATACAATTGTAAAGTTACTAATACCAGCTTCTACGATTGGTGTATGTGGTGTTCCGCTTGTACCATTGATTAGCTTAATAGGCTCAAGGTGATTAAAGCGGCCTTTGATATTTGAAAGATATATCTGATCAATTGCTCTTCCACGAACCGTTCTTTTAATAACATTCTCTACAAGTGCTTCAGCAGCAGAATCATTACCACGAACAGTTTTACCAATAAACGTAAGATTGTTGATATCATGGTTTGTGACAAGGTATCTGTCGATACGCCAGTCACCATCAGAAACTTTTAGAATTTGATCCGCTGGGTAATTGATTTCTACGTCTTCGTTATAAAGCATACGGAAGAGTAGTTTATATGAAGAAAGTGTACCCTTTGTCTGATAGAAATCTTTGATGTTCTTTGCTAGAAGTCTTTTGTTAGCAATGACATTCTCTGGAATCTCAGCCATAACCGTTCTACGAAAGTATTCGATATACTCATCAAGAGTATCATCAATATCTTTATATTCTTCAAGTTTTCTCAACTCATGAGTTTGTTTACCAGACTGTTCTAGAAACTCATAATACGCTTTCATGAACAGAATAAAGTTTTCCCCCTCTTCCGCATAGAAAGAAGGGAACTGTCCTTGAACTAGAGTTGAGAGTTTATTCTCAATGGCCATTAGTCGATCTCACCAATCGCAGAAATTGTAGCATCATTCCCTCTCATGATCAGTATCTGTTCACGCACAGGAGTGACATCTAGGTTTACAGGTTCAACCGTAACTTTCATCTCAATACCATCAAAAGCTGAAGGT